GGACACTGCCCACACTACAGCAGCACCCTGTGCTAGTAATGCCCCTGCTATTGTTACTAATGTCCAGTTTATATCCATTAGCTAGGCTCCGTAGGCCAAGTGATGTTGTTGGGAAAGCCAGCTTGCTGCGGCACGTTTAATAGGTCAGTTCTATATTGTGACCACTCAGATTGCTTGTCAGCGGTCATTTCAGCCCAGCGGAGAGGGTTGGACACAAGAGGGTCAACGACTGTAGCTAAAAGATTGTCACGTTTATTGCGTACCTGTACCGCTGTTTCCGCATCAAGCTCTGCCTGAGTAGGTGCAACATATGCTGCGAAGTCTGTACCAATTAGAGCCATGACTTCATCATTGTTGATTGTCATATCTGTGTCTGAAGGGTCTAACGTGTAGGGTATCCAGCCGAATTTAGGGTGATTAATCTCTACATCCATACGGGTGTTATCCGCTTGAAGTGACTGTGCATTTCTAACTTCTGTTATTGTAATGTTCATTACGCTGTCCTCACCATTAATGTCATAGCGTATTGCCCGCTCGTATTGTTGTAAGCATAGCCCATTGCTCTGTAAGTACCCGAAAGGTTAGAGCCTGTATCTCCTGCATAATTTGCATCTGTATTTAGGCTAGTACTGACCGAAAGGCCAGCAGGTCTCAGATCGCTACCTGCATATGTATTGCCATATTCAAGTCCAGAATTAGCTATATTAGCACTCATAGCGGAGTCTCTTCTTCTGACAAAAACATAAGTCCCAACATCACCAGCGGTTGTACTACTACCAGCTTGCGCCCAAGTCAGCCCACCAGTATTGCCGCTTTGTGCTGATAAAAAGTAGCCGTCTGTTGGGCTGTTAGAAATCTGCATCTTAGCTTCATTGACGATAGCGTCTGCTAAATGTGCTTGGTCTATTGAGCCATCAGTGTAGTGTTCACTGTTAATAGCATTGTCAGCAATCTTAGCACCTGTAATAGCATCCGCTTGAATGTCTGCTGTTTCTACTGTATTGTTAGGAAAAACAGGTACGGCAGTAAATGTGTGGACACCTGTTGTAACGGCTGTTCCTGATATTTCAACATTACCATCAATGTCAATAGTAGTAGCAGTAACATTTAAATCACCTGATGAATTAATTGCAAGGTTTGTTCCATCACCCTCAATCTTTTCACCGTCATTACCAAAAGTTAAACCAACATTAGCGGGAAGGTTAACGTCATTAGTAGCCGCAAGGTCTATATCACCGCCAGAGTCTAATGTAACTGTAGTACCTGCAAGCTCTGCTGTACCATCTGCTGTAATTTGTATATTAGCAGCGGCTGCAGCATCGTCAGTTGTTACAATAGAAAGTGTACCATTTGTTCCTACAGTAAATACAGCAGTATCACTAGATGAACCTGTCATGGTCATAGCTTTGCCATCAATAGCCACGTCATCAACAGTCAATGCAGTAAGTGTACCAAGTGAAGTTACATTTGTTTGTGCTGCAGTTGATAAAGTACCTGCAAGTTCTCCACTTGAGCCATAAATAACTGCCTTAGAGTTTACGACAGAGTTAGCACTAGAACCATCTAATAAATTTAACTCAGTAGCAGTAGAAGTAACACCATCTAAAATGTTAAGTTCAGCAGCAGTAGAAGTAACACCATCTAAAATGTTAAGTTCAGCAGCAGTAGAAGTAACACCATCAAGAATGTTAAGTTCTGCTGTAGTAGCTGTAACACCATCAAGAATGTTAATCTCAGTAGCTGTTGAAGTTACCGCTACGTCTTCATTAATTTTAGGAGAGGTTAAAGTTTTGTTTGTAAGTGTGTCTGTAGATACAAGTGATACTAAAGTAGAGTTAGCACCTGCAGGTAAAAGCATAGTGTTTGTAACACCTGCAGAGTGTGGCTGTGCAATTACTGTTTGACCGTGGCTGTTGCTTTCACAATTAAATACAATAGCACCTGAGTTAGTGTTACCCCGTACAACAACAGTGCCTGTACCATTAGGTGCTAGGTCTAGTGTAGCATTAGAAGTAGTAACAATATCATTGCCATTAAGGTCTAGGTTGCCGCCTAACTGTGGGGTGCTATCGTCTGCTACATTAGAAATAGCACCAGAGGTAGCAAGACCAGCCACTACAGTACTTCTAGTAACTTTCTTTATGCCACCACCAGAAGTGTCTAATGCAAGGAATACATCATCACTAGCAATAGTACTAATCTCTGACAGATCACCTATTGTACTACCACTAGCATCAAGAATGTTTAACTCGGCAGCAGTTGCCGTTACCCCATCCATAATGTTTAGTTCTGCAGTAGTTGCAGTAACACCGTCCATAAGATTTAACTCTGCTGTTGTAGCAGTTACACCATCCATAATATTAAGTTCAGCAGCAGTAGCTGAAATAGCTGTACCATTATAATTAATAGCATCTAGGTAAGCTGTACCGTCAATGTACAAATCTTTAAACTCTAGTGAACTAGAGCCTAAGTCTATATCATTATCTGTAGTAGGAAGAATAGAACCATTGTTAAATGTAAGCTGTGTTTCACCACCATTAGTAAATGTAATTACATCAGAACCACTAAAAGTAATACTTGTGTTAGTGTCACCATCACCTGAAATACTGTCTAGTTGTATATCACCAGCATTGGTAAAGTTAGAATCACTTAAATCAAATGTACCTGTAACATCAAGATTGCCACCAATAGAAAGATTGCCAGATATATCAACAGCCCCATTAATGTCTATAGTAGTAGCAGCAATTTGTACTTCTGTGTCTGCTACAATGTCAAGCTGGCCGTCAGCACTAGAATTAAGATAGATGCCAGTATCACGAAACTGAATCTTCTCTGTTGACGCAATAAGTAGATCATCAGAAAACTCAAAGTAATCCTCATCCTCCATCCACTTTAGTACACCGTCATTACTTTCACCATCAAAGGTTACTGTAATGTCTGTACCTGCAGTAGCATTACCTATTGTAATTGATGTACCTAACAAAGATGTAATAGGCCCACCTTCTGCTGTAGTACCGTCATGTGTATGACCTGTACTTGAAGCAAAGGCAGCTAATAATTGATCAAACTCATTGTTAGTATGATCTGCTGTGATGGTATCCCCATCTTGATAAGTAGACTGTCTTGTGTATGTAGCACCCATCTAACGTCTTGCTCCTAATTGATACTCTAACTGAAATCCTTTAAGTGAATAGGCAGCACTACTACCACCATCTTCTACTTTTAATGCAACAGAAAAGCCTGAACCTTCTACGGGTTGCCGTACAAGTGGTTGAGTAGGACCACCATAAACAAACTGCGTTGTACTAGTTGTAGTGCTGTACAAAGCATTGCCGTATGTAGCTGCAACCTGTGTATTGTCAAAAGGATATACAGCGGGTCTTGCTGAGTTTTTATCTTCATTATCATAACGTACAATTAAGTCAGCGTCAATAGTACCTTCAGGTTTGTAATTAATAATTACCCGTTGCATGTGCTTACGGATACCGTTATCACCAAAGCTCATATCAGGGCTTCTATACTTACCTGATATTACTGTTCCATCAAACGTATTACCAACTTCTTGCCTTTGTACAAAACCATTATTATCGCCATGAACTACAATAACATTACCTGACTCAACAAAGGTATCAGTACAAGCTACCTGTATTCCTCTTGTTTCAGAAAACTCAAATGCTTCTTTTTTAAGAACACATATTGCACCCTTAGAAAGACTTGCACCTTGTCCATCTTTAGTAAAGAATATGCGGTATTGGGTCTTATCGGGTATAACTACGGAGTCAAACGATCCTGCATCTTTAATGTTTTCATCAAATACAGTCTGGATGTTTTTACTAATTGTACCCAGTTCAGTATCACCAATACGTGCAGTCGCAGCAACAGTACGCAGTCCATCAGGACCAAGAAAGATTAAGTCACCTGCAAATTCCTGTACGGTAAAGCTATTAATGCAACCAATGTTTCTTGTAACAGGTTGCACAGAAAAGTCAGAGGAACTAGAACCAGTAAGTTTAAATATTCTATTTTCACAAAAGATAAATAGGCTATCCCGAAAAACTTTTAATGCAACTACAGTATCGTCAACTTTAATACTACCTGCACCTGAACCACTATTAAAACCGTCTTCATTAAATGGCTCACTAAATACTACCTCTTGTGGTGTAGTAGACTTACCACCGTAGAACATATGGTTTCTATATGCAGCTACAACAGTAGCACCTGCTACACTACTATCACTAACATCTGCTGCTGACATAGAAGTATTAAATATTACAGGAGCATTAGTCTGATCTACACAGATAATCTTTTCGTTACCATCAAAGTTATATCTTTCAAAGTGATACTTTGCAGCATTAGTTCTGCCTGTATCTCTTTCTGTCCAACTCTCTGATACTACATCTGTCTTAACATGTGCGGCTGCAGTAGTGCTTGATGTAGCCCTAGTTACACCAGTAAAGGTAGTAGCATTAACACCTGTATAGGTAAATAACTCTGAATTAATCTGCAGTATACCACTAGAAGAAAAACCTGTAGTGCTAGGTACAGTAATAGTACCTGATCCTGTCATACCTGTACTAGATGCAATAGCTATAGATAACTCAGTAGAAGCAGAACTAAATATTTTTTCGCCTCTAGCTGCTATTATTTTATTGGCAAATTTAGCAGTCATTAGTAATGACTCAGACGTGCTACTTGTGTGAGGTACTACAGCATTAACATATTTACGAAAACCATTAATACGTCT